TGGGTTTATTTCAAAGGGGGCGGCAATAGCACAGGAAGTTTTCTCACGATGGTGTGGAACGAGCTGGACAATTGGAGCTTCGAGATTGCCGCATGGGCCATGCTCACAGAGAGGAAGCTTGGCAGGCCCGCCATTCTCGGGAACTATCACAAAGACGTCGAATTATCCTTGGTGGGCGATGACAATGTTAGCACCATGTCAGATCGTGCTTCTTTTATGACGTTTCCCGCAAAACAAGCCGTTCTCAAGGAATGCGGATTGGCGATCACCACCGCCAATAAGGATAATTCATGCCCTGACTTCATTCCGTTTGAGGATATTCAGTTTATGGGTTGTAGCTTCGCCAAGTCGAATGACAGTGTTTTGTCGCACACTGAGTACATCCCTTGGATTTCCGACAAGTCCTTACAGAAACCTCTCCTGTATACCACGAAATCAATGGATCCCATTTCGGCGATCACCGTGAATTTGAGGAGCGTTCTTTTCATGTTGGCTTTTTCAGGCAAGCAACGGTTCAATGCTTTCCTCAAACAAGTTCATGAGGCCTTTCGTGTGGTCGGCGACATTTACCCTGAGCTTCCTGACTTTTATGACTATCAACGTCTTATTTTGTCAGATGCTTATCTTAAGACCCCTGACTTCATGATTGAGCAGGATGACAATGCTCCGGTCCAATGTTACAGTCTCGCTGTGAGGAAGAAAGCTACTGAACTTGACATTGACAGAGTTGTTGTCAGACGACCCAATGAAACCCTGCACCAGCATTTTCCTTTCCTTGATTTTGCTGAGTTGGTTGAAGAACAAATGGAAGCGTCTGTGGAAGGGATCATGCCTGTCCCAGTCACAGCGGATCAAGCTGCGCCGATGGAACAGATTGCAGCCCCTGGTAAGCAGGTCCATCCTCTTCCCACAGATGAACAAAGAGACGTTCTCACTCTGTGCAAAAGAGCTGTTCCCATTCCCGGTTTCTTGTCAGAGCGTGTTTCGGACACACTGTTTAACAATCGTGGCTTTGTTTCTTACTTCGCAAAACTTTATAGGGCTTGGAGCGGCCCGGTAATCTATTATTCGGTTGGTGCTCCGGCGGCTGGCGCAAGCTATTTGCCGGAGCCCAACGAGGAAGTGATTGCCAATATTGAAGCGCAAGGCGGGCCTTACAATTGGGCAATTTCCACCGGTCACGGGTTTTCACCGTTCGAAGTCACCAACAACTCCTCGCGGTTGATCGCGGTCAAAGTGCCCTTCAGAACGAACCGTCGATTCCTCTTGGTTCCTCAGGAGGATGACCACAAGGGTCCCGAGTACAACACAGGTGTCGTCGGTTTCAATGGGGACGCAGGGTTGAGATTTTTCCGCACTGCGGACAATTTTGCCTTTGGTCTCTTGTACAAGGTTCCAAGGATGCAGGTCACCTCCGCCATTTGGCCGAAGGCCTCAGGTGTGCCGTTCAATCTTCCTGTGGAGATTTTCATCACTTCAGATCCTCAGGGCATCATCATGCTGTTTGAGTCCGATCAATTTTCGGCCTTTTCATCAATCACATTGGGATCAGCCTTTCCGTCTCTGGTTAATCCCACAGCATTCACTCGCATCCTCGAGGTCACTATCT